GATAATATTTCATCTGCTAGTCATCGTTTTTATCGCGGGTTACTTCTCCCTGCATTGACAGAAGCTATGGGAGAGACCAATAATCAATATGTGCATGAGTTTATTTTAAAGCCTGAATGGATATACCGCAAAACCGGAAAATATTTTATTGAAGCTGATAATTTTGACGATATACCGGAAAAGCACCAAAAGACATCTAGAATATTAACAATTAGTTATACATTGCATAATAACCCATTGATGGAAAAAGAATTAGTAAAAGGATATATACCTTCAATGGCTTCATTCACCAAAGCAGAAGCAAAAGACTATTTTCTATTCTGTGAAACCATGCTGATGGAAATAGGGGGACAGATCCCCACAGCGGACAACCAAGAATATGAGCAACTACGGGCAAGAGTTTTAAAATAGCTATATTTATAAATATAAATTGGAGGTGGACGGACTTTGTACTAATAAACCATAACCATAAATTAAGTTTGACCGGGTGAAATATCCCGGTATTTATTAAGGAGAAATAAATGTGATCAACAATGAAAAGTATGACGCTATATTTGCGAGAGATCAATATATTTGCCAGTGTTGTATGGGACACGTACAACAATATAACAGCATGCAGATTGCCCACAGGGTCAGACAGGGAAAACAAGCAGAAAAGCATTGCATGATTTATATATGGAATAATTATAAAAAAGACCGTTCCAGAAAATGGGTTAAAGATTATATCTTAGACAATGAATTAAACTTGGTCGCGACTTGCTCCCTGCCCTGCAATTCACATTTTAATATATTTACTAAAGAAGTTGAGCGTGACGCACTTATTGACAGGATAATCGGAGAATGTGAACTTTTTTCCATGAATACACCTGATAAGTAAAATATGTATTGACTATTTATATAGATATTATAAGATAAACAAAAAGGAGGACATATTGAAATCATACGATTTAGACAGAATCAAAGACTCACTTGAACAACTCAAGGAAATGGCGGAAGAACTTAAGTCTGTGATTCAAACTAACCCGGCGCACTATGGGAGAATAACCGGGCATAGTAGGCAGGCTTTACATGCTTTTGTTAATAATAAGCTACATTTCAAGACGGACAAGCTTATTGCAATTTATCAGGCTATACAGAATGATAATACTTGACCTTACCAATGTTGCCCTCCCTCGGGTGAATGATAGATATAACAAGAACTTTTCACTGACAAAATCATATAGAGAAGGCAAGGAAAATTTAAAGATTGAGATAGTAAAACAATGTGGAAATCTTAAAGTTAATCCCCCGCATTATATGGATATACAGGTGGGAACTTATCTTGATATTGATAGTTTTTTAAAGCCACTATTTGACGCTATGCAGGAAAGCGGATTGATTAAGAACGATAAAGATATTTTACAGGTAAACATAGTCAAGACAGCATTAAAAAGAAATGAGCCAAATTGGATCAAAGTATTTTTAGCATGAAAAAACTATGTGTATTCTGTATATTCCTCTCGATGCTTTTTGCTTTTATGATTGGAATAATATCAGGGTATATGATAATAATAATAGACGAAAGAATCATAGACTCTCACAGAAAAAACCTGTTAATAATATATGGCAAATAAGAGAGGGAAGGAATGACAAGAACTCCGGAGCTTAATTATGACGATATGAGAATGATTATAATGTGGTATAGGGCGGCAAGATCATTAAATTGCACCGGAACGATGGATAAAAAACTAATTGAAAAGATAACAGGCAAGAAAATCGAGGAGTTTTTGAAATGACCGTTAAACTTTATAAAGAAGAAGTCAAACACCCCAACTTTGTTAATCTTGGCAAGATATACTTAACAAGATGCATATTGTGCGAAAAAGAAAACTATGCTCTATCAGTCACAAGCGGACAATGTGCTTGGTGTGGAGCGGAATATATATTGAGGGAAAAAGAAAATGATTAACGCTGTAATATCGATACTAATATTCTTTATATGTGTGATAATAGTTATGGCTGGCAATAACAATCGGGATAGGTACGGACGATGACTCTAAACAATGATTTATGTATCAAGTGTGGCATGTGCCGGGACAACTGCGACCGACATGGAATAAACGATATTGCACAGAATGGCAAAGTGTATTATATCCATAACGATAATTGCAATAACTGCCGGGAGTGCCTAGTCAACTGCCCTGCTCAATGTATAGCAGACTAAAATAAGACTTGACAATTAAAGGAAAACATTAAATAGATTAGATATGGAAAAGAAAGAAAAGAAACCAGATGTAACAAAATAATATTCATGCATTAAATAAATACGGGGAATTTGCACTATTAAATATAATATGAAAAAAGAGAAAAACGGACTAAAACTAACAGAAATTGACGAATTAGACCAGAATATCATACAGATAGTTCTTTCGGAGCCTTGTATAAGCAATACGGACATCGCTGAGCGACTTGGCAAGACAAGACAGACTATTTCAATACATAGGAACTCTGAAGCTGTACAGGGCGTTTTAAACGAGATAAAAGAAAACGATATTGATCGCTTTATGGAATTAAGACAGCAAGCTCTTGAACGTGCTGAAAAGTTAATGAAGTCAGACAACGAACAGGTTGCCGCAAGTGTCGTAAAGGAGTTTCTGAAGTCAATAGTGCCAACCCAGATTGAGGTTAAAAACCCAGAGCCTATAAATATTGTTGTTAATGGGGTTAAAGTTGATTGACAAATAATAAACGTTATCGTACTGGTTATTATAGAGGTTATAATAATGGAAACAAAACAGGCGTTAGTTGTTTTCGAGGGTATAGAAATAAGAAGAATCGAAAAAGATGGTCAACAATGGATATCCGCTTATGATGTAGCCAAAGCTCTTGAATACAGTAACCCTTCAGTAACAGTAAACCAAACAATAAAAAGGAATATAAAAAGATTTGAAAATTACCTGACTTACCAAACTGTTAACTCAGGTAAGCAAAGAAGAGAAATGTCATTCTTCAATCTTAAAGGTGTTATAGCTTTTTGTATGTTATCGAATCAAAAACAGGCAGTACCTTTTCAGAGATGGGCTGATTCAGTTCTTGAAAAAGAAATATTAAATATACCAGATGATATAAGACTTAAAGCAAAAAGAAAGAGAATAGAATTTACAGACACATTAAAAGAACATGGATACACTAAACAACACGAATATATTCAAACTACTATACAAATGAAAGAGTCTTTAGGGATTGATAAAACAAAGAAAAAATCAGAATGCGATTTAATTGAAGTCATGAAAATTGCAACCGCCGAAATGTTGGCAAAAACAAATATGATGATAACTGAAAAAAATGGATACAAAGAAGTTAATCCGATATGTATTGAAAGCGCAAAAGCAATTAGTTCGGCAACAAAGAAAACAGTACAGAATGCAAATTAACATCCCTGACAAGTTAATCCCATTATTAACCAGTAAAGCCCGATTTAATATAGCAGTGGGGGGAAGAGACAGCGGAAAATCACACACGATAGCAAGAATATTAATATTAAAGGCACTTAATCAAAAATGTATTATACTATGTACTCGACACATTCAAAAGTCCATTAAAAAATCATCATATTCACTTCTAGTAAAAATAATAAAAGAATATGAATTTCAAAAGCATTTTGATATTACAGAAAATGAAATCAGGTGCTTAAGAACTGGATCAAAGTTTATATTTGAAGGACTTTATCAGAATATAGATAATATCAGATCGCTTGAAGATGTGCTTTATTGCTGGGTAGAGGAGGCTAACAAAGTATCATATGACGCTTGGGACGTTTTAATCCCTACAGTTAGGATTCCCGGGAATCAATTCTTTATCACATTCAATCCGGATCAACTTGACGATCCCGTTTACAATATGTTCATAACTCACCATAGAGAAAACGCCCTTGTTATTTTTATGAATTACTATGATAATCCTTTTCTTTCAAATGAGAGCAAAGATGAGATTGAATACTGTAAACTGAATTTTCCTGATAAATATAAATGGATTTATCTGGGGGAATGCAGGACAACATCAGAGGCAAGAATCTTACACAATATAGTTATACATGACTTTGATATAGACATGAGCCGGCAGCCTTATTACGGGGGTGACTGGGGAGGGAATGATCCCAACACTCTAATTCAAAGTTATATTTACGATAATGAATTATTCATATGTCGGGAATTTTATGAAAGCGTAAATGATCCGCTAGCTCTTAGAGATAAATATGTCGTGATAGACTGGATACATGGAAGGAATATTATTGCGGACTCGTCAAGACCGGAAATGATAAGATTCATGAACTCAACCGGAAGATTTGTTTTCTCAGGTAGCAAGAAGAGTATAGGACAACCAATAAAGGAAGGTGCTTTTAAGTTTGCAATGGCTCAATATTTAAGGTCATTTAAGAAAATACATATACACGAAACTAATTGTCCGAACGCTTGCAGAGAATTTCCTCGATGGAGCTATAAAGTTGATAAGAATGAAAAGATTCTTGATGTAGTGGCAGATTTTGACGATCACTCAGTAGACGCTTTGATTTATAGCCATGAAACACCCGCTAAAATGTGGTATAGAACAAACTTTAAGAGGTGAAAAGATAAATTACTTGACAATTACAGAATATTCTGTATTTAGTGCATTTAACTCTCGATGTGAGACTATTTAACCTACCGGAGATATAGGAGGGGTTGGTGACTGCGGTCAGACCCCGAAACCGGACATAGAGGAAAGAATGAACAGCAAACAATTAAAAGCATATAAACAATCACTCGACATCCTCAATAAAGACTACCAAAGGAACTCTGCATATTATGAGGGCAAGAACCCAACAATTCTGAATGACAAGAATGTTGACCAATTCGGCAACCAGAAAGCATCAGATAGAAGAATTCCCTTACCGCTTGCAAAGAAGATAATAAACACAATGGTAGGTTTTAATTTTAGTAATATTGTCTATTCTGAAACAAAACACGCCATTAACACGGACATGACATTTGTAAACATGACAACGCTGATGAATCAAAAGATTTATATCGAGGGAGACACTGATTATTATAAATATCTAACATCGGTAAACGCCCAAAACGACAACGACATATTAACCCTACAGGCAGCAATTGAGGCATGCAACCATGGTAGAGCATACAAGGTATATTACTTTGCAGAGAATAAATTAAAATGCGATACAGTACCATCTAATCAAATTTACCCTATTTATGAAGATACCCTGAACCCCTCTCTTAAAAAAGCGATTAGATATTATAACGATAAATACATTGACGACAACGGCGAAGAAAAAGAAAAGTATTATGCAGATGTTTATTCCGCTGAAGGGATAGAGCATTATGTTGGTGAAAAATCAGATTACTCTGATAGCGTGCTTGACGATATAAAAAGCATAGCCTATGACCTTAAAAATAATCTTCCTCAGAGAATACATATAATTGAGTTTAGCATTTACCGGGATAAAAGTCCATTGATAGCATCATCATACGGCTTAATAGATGAAGCTGATAGAGTAATAAGCAAATCAATGGCTGAAGAATTAGCAGCCTTTAAAGCGGCAGTGTTTAAAACATCTCTTGTTATGGACAAGTCTTTCAGAGACGAACAGGGCAAGACGATGTATGACCGCTTCCAAGAATCCAACATCCTTGAAAATACATCGAAAGATGACGTTGCTGAATGGGTGACAAAGAATGTGCAAGACAGCTTTATCTTTGGCGTTTATGACCGATTGACAAAAGACGTGTTTAAGTTTGAAGACATACCTGATTTCAGTGATGGGGAATCGTGGGGGAATACAATCAGCGGTGTGTCTGCTGGCTACAGGCTTCTGGGCTTTATGTTTAGATGTGAGCAAACCTTTAGAATGTTCTCCGAAGGACTCAGGACAGAGGTTGAACTGATTAACGCTTATGTGCCCTTGCTCGCCGGTGCTGAAGCAGTCATGAAAAGCATGAATGTAATCGATATTTCTAGCAAGCGGATCTTACCCAAAAATATACTAGAAAATTCACAGATAGCAGCTACACTTAAGGGCATCTTGGCGCAGAAGTCATTGATACAAATGTTTCCGGAATTGGTAGACGATGTTGACAAAGAAATTGAAGCAGTAAACAAAGAAGCTCAAGAATATACTGACAGACTGATGAATTCGGTCGAAGAGCCAGCATCAAATGAAAAAGGTGTGGAAGAGGATTAATATGAGATGGAGACTAAAAACATTGATATGTTTGTGTTATTTTTGCGCTTTGAACTGTTTCTGTTTGGCGTTGTTTTTACCGCAATTGGCGGGATCATTAAAGGGCAATTTCATATGCACGGAAAAATCAATAAACTTAACGGCAAATGTGAATCAAGAAACTGTCCAGCCCAAGAAAAAGCCAAAAAAAAAGAAAAAGCCTGAAGATGAAATAATAATTACAGGAAGCTATTACACTAATAATTTATGAACTGGGTAAATTCCGAAAAAGAAATATTTAATGAAGCGTTAAAAGCGGTTGAAAAAACAAATCAATCGCTTATTCGTGTTTATCTGCTAACGCAGAAAGAGATCGAAGCAGAATTAAAACAATTTTATATATCCGTAGACCCATCATGGACAAAGCAATACCAAGCCGCAAGACTAACCGCCGTATTTAAATCAATCAGCATTCGATTAAATGCATTGACAGGAATATCGATAAAGTCAATCGAACAGGCATTTTTAAGGGTATATCAGGACACTTTTAACAATTACGCTTATAACTTCAGTTCCTACTATGCTAAGCCCGGAGCATTCCCTCTATTGCCGTTTATGGTTAACCCAGAAAAAACAATAAAGGCAGCGCTCAACGAGAAGATTGGAGAATATTCCTTTATGAAGTCAATGGCAGAAAAACAGGGAATATTGAGAGATTCTCTCAGGGAGCAAATAGCCATCGCCATCGCAAAGGGAGAAAGCACCGCTAAATTGACAGCAAGATTAAAAGATGTGTTTGACTCTGGGATAAGCCGTTATGCAGCCACGGCTCGCACTGAGATGCTCAAAGCGTTTTCTATTGCTCAGGAAGAAAGCTTTGCACAGGCTGAAGAAATAGGAGTTGAATTATCTCCCCCTTTATGGTTAGGTAGAAACGATGGAAGAGAGCGAGAAGCACATATAGCTTTAAATAACACATATGCCAAGAAAGAAAATGATGGAAAATACTATTTTCGGGGTGGTGGTTGCAAAGGCGTTGCCCCCAGATTGTTTACAGGGGTTAAGTCAGCCGCAATGAATGTGCAATGTCGTTGTAGGTCTATACGAACACCACTAAAATTAGACCCTAATGAGCCTATAAAACTTAAAGATGGTATTCCGGATTTAGAACATTATATTAATCTAATAAGTTAATTTTGAACCATTTCATCTATTTTCTTTTGCCTTTATACCATTTATTTCAATAAAATTCATACGCTCATTTTCCCCCTGTATAACACAATGCTATACTATAGGTTTTTAGTTATCAAGTATTATTTTAAATAATATCTATAAGTTAATATCCCCGCATCTAAAAGCCAACAAAAAGAACTTGACAATTACATAGAATTGTGAAATAGGTTAGATTAACAAAATTAGATAAAACTAAGGAGCTTTACAGATGGCAGACGAAATTAAAGAGGTTGAACTTGAAAAAGGTCAAACTCCAGAAGAACAGCCAAAAGAATTAACGATAGACGAAATTAAAGAACAGGTTAGACTAGAAGCAGACAAGAAATACAAGGAATTACTATCGGGAAGAGACAGAGCAAACACCGATTTAAAAAAGGAATTACTTGCAACCAAAACAGCAGAAGAGCAGGCAAAGTTTAAGGCAGACGAAGAGCGCAAGGAATGGCTAAAAGATGTTGCTGACATGTCGGCTAAAAACATCGGTCTTGATGATAAATTCTCAGGATTGATAAAAGGAAATTCAAAAGATGAATTGAAAGAGTCGGCGGATTTAATTAGGTCTTTCAAGGAGACGATAACAAAAGATTTTGAAAAGCAGATTAAAGCATTAACAGAAGAATTAACAATCTTAAAGGCTAATGGATCGGCTCCAAAAACAGGAGTTACAGATCCAACAGATGAAAGATCAAGATTGATTAGCGAATATAACGAAGCGGAAAAAAGGGGTGACGGCGGTGCAATGTTTGAAATTAAAGAACGCATCCGAAAGATCCCTAAATAATAGATAACGGAGCGTAAAATTATGGCTTATACAGATTCAGAAGATCTTAATTACAGAGGTGAACTTTTCTTAATCGGACAATATAGAACACCTTTTATATCAATGCTTGGCGCAGGAATGAGAAGTTCAAGCTTTACTTTTCCAGTTGCCCAGCCTTACGCACTAACAGCAGCTTCACAGCCTGGAATTACAGAGGCAGTTGCAGCAGCAGCAGGAACACCAACCACAGTATTAAGAACCGAAGAAACCAACACCTGCGAAATCCACAAAAAAGATGTTTCAGTTTCTTTCATGAAGCAAAGTCAATACGGAATAATGTCAGGTATAAACACCAATGACGCCAACCCTGTAACCAATGAACTTTCTTTTCAGAAAAAAGCACAATTGAAGCAAATGGCTATTGATATGGAATATTCATTCTTGAATGGAACTTATCAGGCAGCCGCTAACGCAACCACAGCAGCACAGACTAGAGGTATAATCACAGCTTCTACAACTAACACCGTAGCAGCAGGCGGATCGGCACTTACAAAGGATTATATTGACGAATTACTCCTTGAAATGTACGCTTCAGGTGCGATATTTGAAAACGCTGTTATCTTTGTAAATGCTTTTAACAGAACAAAAATTTCAGACATTTACGGATATGCTCCACAAGATAGAAATATCGGTGGACTAAGCATTAAGCAAGTTGAGACAGATTTTGGAAGTTTCGGAGTTGTCACAGATTATTATGTACCGGCTGCCACTCTTCTAATCGCTGAAATGTCTGTTTGTAAGCCAGTATTTGTTCCAGTTGCATTTGACGGTGAGGACTTTGTGACAAACATGGAATCTGGTTCTGATGTTCTATGGGTGCCAACCGCGATAACCGGTGCACAGAAAGGCGGTTTTATTTATACTCAGACCGGCATTGACTATGGACCTAAAGAGTATCATGGAACAATTACCGGCTTGGCGACAGCGTAAGGGGGTATAGAATGAATAGAACATATAATTTTAATAAATACCCCGGTATCCAACCGGCAACAAGGGAAGCTCTTAATGGTCTTTTCAAAGACGGTGGACTTCCAACGATAAAGGGAAACTGGTATTTTGTAGATCCGAAAAATGGTTCTGCAAGTGCGGGCGGAGACGCCGACAGTCCAGTTGCAAGCATTGAAACAGCTTATGGTCTTTGTCTTGATGGAGCTGGTGACGGTATTGTCCTTCTTTCTGGCGGTACTACTTCAGCACACACTACATCTTATCTATACCAGCCTTTAACATGGAGTAAAAGCGCAATTACCGTTGTAGGTGCGGCGGCTCCAACTGCTATGGGCGGACGGGCAAGAGTAGCAAATAAAACACTTGTATCTACGGTTGCACTTGTAGCGGTTGCAGATACTTCTATAACAAGAGCAACAGGATCTTTTATCACTGATGGTTGGGTTGCAGGTATGAAGTTTATAACAAATGTAGACGCCGCTGCAATAACAGTTGATGCGGTTACAGCTCTTACAATTACAGTTACAGGCACTTTGACAGTTGGCGCACATACTTCAATGACAAGCGTAGACGCTAATCTTATAACAATTTCAGGATCGAATAATGCTTTTTATAATGTTCATTTTGGCAACTTCGGATCTAATGTTCTTGAACTCGGGTGTATGGATATAACCGGCGAAAGGAACTATTTTGGCAACTGCCATATATTAGGTGCGGGTAATGCAACACCAGCAGCCGAAACCGGAGCATATGACCTTAAATTAAATGGTGCGGCTGAATGTACTTTTACATCTTGCACATTCGGATCAGACACCATTGCAAGAGAGGCCGCAAACGGTAACATAATTTATGATGGTGGATGTCTCAGGAATAGATTTTATGATTGCGATATAGTAAGCCATTCGGAAACCGCAGGACATGGAGCTATAAATGTAATTGATGTAAGTGCAGTTTCGGGAGTTGAAATTTTCAGTGGATGCAGAGTTATAAACTGGAAGCCTAATGGAGCAGGTGCATTAACTCTTGCTGTAATAGGATCTGTACCCACAAGCGGACATTTTCTTTTTGATTCATGTACATTTTTTGGATATACAGCTATCGGAGCAACCGGAGCGGTATATGTAGCCAACTCGGCAGTGGTAGCAAGCGGAGCGGGCGGAATCTCAACAACACCATAATAAGGAGGT